CTCACCATCGTAAGGAAAATCTTCTTGGTAAACAAATGAATATTGAATTCCTGCAAAATCACTACCAGGCACGTTTGAAGGTGGCACTGGAGAGATAGCATATGAATTCATAAAACTATCATCAATTTTTTTAACAACTTTTCTCTCTGCTCTAAATTGACTAGAGTCTTCAACTTGATAAGTTAGGTCATAAGTGCTATGACCGTTAAGTTTTCTTCTGTTATCTGTTTTAAACTTACCTACAGTTGCCTCAATCTGTAAGTCATCATTATCATTGGTAGATGCCGTAAAGTCTGCGAAAATTTTAGTTCCATCAGTAAATTTTTTATCAAGTTCTTTTGCATCAGCACCAAAATTTTTAAGTAATCCTTGTTCTACACCTTCACCTTTAAATTCTCCTGATGCATTAACAGTATAAACTGAGTTTGCTTTTACTTTTATTTTTACTTTACTAACTTTATCTTGTTTAAAACTATCTGCTTTAATTTTAAATCTATGATCACCATTTTTTTCAACAAAGGTAAACATTAATCCTCTGTCAAAACCACCTTGTGTGAAAACCTTGAACTCTACTTCTTTAAAATTTTCTTTTTTGTTAGGGATTTTCTTTACATCTCTTGAACCACCCCATGCCCAGTGCTGAACATCAAATTTAGACGTGCCTTTCTTATCGTCACCAATTATTTCTATTGGTCTTGCTTTTCTTGTATTCCACCAACCATTTCTTAAAGAATTTAAAAATTGCTGGTAAGCAATAATTTCTCTTCTAATTGGGTCAACCTTTAAAGATGCATAAAGAGATGGATCCCACTCTCCTATATCCTCACCATCAGCACCAATTCTTCTACCAAAACTTACAATTTCAGGAGCACAACTTGAAAAATCATATTCTTCAAAATCATCTTCGCTTTCAAATGTTTGTAATGTTCCTACCTTACTAGGAGGACAGAGGCTTGCAATAGCAACAGCGCCAGCACCTACACCATCTAGGTCAACAATATCTACTTGAGGTGCAAATCTATATCCATATCCACCATCTATCAAATCCACTGCAAGAAGTGAACCATCATTTCCAATGACTGGATTAGCAACCGCACCAACTCCACCACCACCATTAATGTAAACTCTAGGTACTCCAGGAGTTCCAGTAGCATCTGGTTTTAATGATCCATCTGGATTGTAAATATCTAATCCAAAAGTATTTTTACTACTATCCTCACATCCACTTGTAGGTATAGTCTTTGGTAGAAGGTCATCGGTAGTGAGATCGTTTACCTCATTAATATTAAGATATCTAATTAAATCTCTATTCTTAAAAATAAACTGAGTCCCAGGATTTAACTGAGCATACTTATTCGCATCATATCTGCTTACACCATCAACGTATCCTCTATTCGTCGAGATATACCCGACTTTGATGTCGCAGATAGTAGCAGGACCAAAGAGGTTGAATGACATTATTGATTATACTTTGTCTTCATATTGAGTATTTATTATATAAGTTCTAAGTCACCTTCGGCAACTGGTTCATTATTTTGAGATGCTTCAAGTGCCGCGTCTATCCCCGTTGGATCCGATCCACTTGGAGCACGATCTTGCTGACCACTAGTAGGTTGAATATATCCAACATCTTCTTGACCTGCAGGAGTCTCAGTGCTAGGATCTGCAACTGCTTTCTCAACTGCTGCTGCGCTTGGAGTTTTAGCATCAGGTTGACCTGCACCACCACCCTGTAGTGTGTAGTAATCATCTACAGGACAATTTGGTTCAAGTTCACAACCAAAAATATTTAGTTTAATATTTTCAAATCCAAATGCTGCAGTTAAACTTCCAGAAATATCTGGTATTTTATTCATTACACCGTCTAATACGCCACTGACATTAGCAAGTTGTTTTTGCATATCATCAAGAAAATTATCCATATTTTCAATGATGGAATTATTTGCCTCATCAATCTCTGGTTGTGCTGATTTAAAAACTTGTGCCGTAATATTTTCAGCATAACAAGCAGGAACTTTAGGTGCTAACCTTCTATAAAGTGCATCATCTCCATTAGCACTCTCTGCTGCACGTTTTGCTTTGTTTTCTAAATCTCCTAATCCTAATGCTTTATCAAGAATACCCTTTAATAAATCACATAGTTTTCCTGTAATTTTATTGTAAAGACATAGGATTAGTTCATTAAGAATTTTTTTCATATCAGCAAACTGATATCTCATACTAGATGGCATTGCTGCAACAACATTAGTCAATGCTTGATTTAATTTTTTAAGGACAAATTCCATCACTTTGTCCATCAAAGGTTTCATATATCTCGCAACTTCACATGCTATATCGTTTAAAACCTTACGAATATCATCGATTACATTTGATACTCTATCAATGTAACTTTGAAATGTGTTGATATATCCTTCTACTTTTTTTACAAGATTATCAAGGGCAGTTTGAATTGCTTTTGAGTTTGACGTTGTAAAACTACAATTGCTGAGTATGACACCCTTCTCCTGATACATGCTATGTCTTTTAGTATCACCTGCTGAAATTACTGTTACATCATCAACACCCTCAAGTGTGGGTCCTGGTTCAACTGGAGCAATTGGAGAATTATCTTTTTTATTTCGATTGCGAATACCCTGAGCAACCCTTTTCTTTTTCAGGTCCTCATATTCAGGACTACCCTTCTCATATCCAAGTGCCTCTGCTTCAGCAATGGCACTTCGCATATCAGCAAACTGCTCATCAGATAGAGGTTTGCTTGGATCTAATCCATAATTATTATTAGCAGATAGTCCTCCATCTTTTTGTGCTGCCTCTTTTATCTTATCAGCAGCAACATCCTCTTTCTGCTTCTCAACAGATTTTGGTTTTGTGACTCTTAGGTCATCATCAGGAACAACTGGATTTGGACCACCCTCTGCAGGGACGTTGGGTGGTGGATTTCTACCCTCAGCAACACCACTAGTAGCTAAAGGTCCAGGTGTGTTATTGCTGACTCTATTATCACCAATCTTTGCCGACAGTGGAACCTGAACATTATGTCCAAGTACACCCATGATGACTGGTATCTGTTGATCCTGCCCATCAAGGAAGAATCCAAACACCATCATACCCTGTCTAAGGTTTGAGGTATGAGAAGTAGAGGTTTGACCACCGCCACCCGTTACTGGATACATTGGCTGTGCCCAGGGCAGTTGATCAGAATCAATGGATTCTTCACCTTGATCATGAAGACCAATAATTCTTACTTTATATCTTCTACCCCAACCATCAGGTTTTTGCGTATCTTTATGTTTTCCCGGCAGAATATTATCTCTCCAGGTGGCATCGTCAGCAATCTGACCAATCCACCAGAGAAAACTTGATCCTAAAAATCCTGGGTTAAATAAAGATCCGCCTTCCATTAATCCTCATAGACCAGACATTCGGGTTCTGATGGGTTCTGATCACAGAACAATTCTAAGTAACTTGGATCGTGATGATCTCCACCCTCAATTTCCTTCTTATGATGTTCTACGTATTCCTCCAAATCATGTAGTTCTCCTTCAATATGACGACGTTGATTAGGAGAGATCATGGGGTTGTCAAGGATTTCTTTATCCTTTGCAATATGAGTTTCGATATTTTCCATTGGTTATTAGCGTTTTTTAGGTTTTCTACCAAACGATTCTCTAACAAGGTTCATCTTCGTTAAAGATTTGTTTGTAGTAATTAAATGACATAGGTCTGATATAATATATAGCCCCCCTTGTTGACGGTCAATTGTGTCATTTTTATTATCTTTAATTTCAGGTGTGTCAACAAAGATAGCATCACCTGCATGAAGTGAAAAGTCCGCAGGTATTGTAATTGTAATCTGCTGAGAGAACAACAAATTATATCTCATCATAGACTGATTATGTATCTTGGCAACCTCAAAGTTTTGATCTCCAGATTTTTCAATTTGTTGTTTTGAATCACCTGTTGGCATTGTGCCAGTATCTAACACATAATAAGTTGTTCTTGAAAAATCCTCGGTTGCATCTGGATTTTTAAATTTGGTATTCAATTCTGGAAGGTTTTTTCCGCCTTTTTTATATGCAGAACTTTGCTCAAAATCTTTTGCCTTAAATTTTGACACTTCATAGTAAGTTGTAAAAGGATCAAACGTAACTATTCTATTACTATAAGCACCTATTTTATTTTTTTGAACGGCATCAATCCTATTATCACTATTCATCGTAAGTGCTTTACCATCATACGATTCTGGCACTGTCGTCCCTCGCGAATCAGGTGTTTCATTGTATATAAAAGACTTTTTTGGTTCTTGATCTATAAGAGTATCAATAGATTTAAAAAAGAATCCATTGTAAGTTTCAAAGAAAAAATATCCAGCACTCTCTCCTAACTTTTGTGTGGTGTCTGACACTGCTTGAGTAGAAAACTTATTCAACCAGAAAAAAGGATGTTTGTTATTTGGAATTTTGTTGCAAGAGTTTGTAGTTGTTTCTATATCCAGTTTCTTTTTAGTGCCAAGACCTTTAAAGTTACCTTCAGTTAAAATACGATTTACAGAGTCAGATATTTTACCATCAAATCTACTAGTGAGATTGACTTTTGTATTCATTATATCTTCAGCAGATACAAGAGTCAGTCCAATCATCTCCTTTCTAGTATCTTCAGATATTGGAGTTGATTTCTTTACATATAATTCATTGTTTTTCTTTGTGCTGAAATCAAGAATATTTTTGTTATTATCCTCAATCTTTAAAGAAACCATCTCCTCACCAACAATTGGAAGACCTGATCTAGCAGTCTTTCCATCAATAGTATCACCAGAGTCAGAATACATTACAGTTGCTTTGACAGTATTATCCATGATACTCTCATAATATCTCAACTCAATAAATCCAAGCAAAAGACTTACACTTTTACCATCTTTATTTGAAGCAATTGTTAAGTCTTTTATAAAACCTGCTTCTGCTGCTTTTCCTACGTTTGCTGTCATTTGATATTACCTCTACACTATTTAACCTTGGAACTCAAGGAATTCAAACGGATCATCAGAACTTGTAGCAGAAAATGATCCCATCATAGCAGGTTCGGGTTGTTGATAATTAGATTGTTGTTGGGGCATAGGGATTGGAATGTTAATCATCTGCTCACCACCCTCATATGAAGCACGTTGTTCAATCGATTTCATATTATATTTTCCTCCAACATATCCACCACCCTCATACGCTATGTGAACGTGATCATCGTGACCACCAGATGGATCATTTCCAGCATGAATCAATTCAACAGGATTTACTCCATTTTTCTGATTAAATTTCTTTATTGCCTCTAGAATTTTTGGTTGCTCATGAGGATATACTCCAATATCAATAGCACGATCATAATTATGATAAGAATTATAGGATCTCTTAAATGATCCACCAAAATCTGGGTGCTCAGTAACTGCTTGGAAATCTCTAGGAGAACTTAATTCTTTATATAAGAATCTACCAAGATTACCAGAAATTTTTGTGCCTTCGCTATCCTCTCTAGAATCTCCTGATACAGTGCCTATATTCACACTCGCTGCTGATGCAGGTTTGTCTGATGCAGCAGGTGCCGCAGAACCATCAGTCGCATCGCTTGTTGTAGATGTAATCTGTGATGCCGATTTTTGTTCTACATCTTTTCCTTGGAATTTTGCGACAATGGTGCCAAGGTCAGGTAGTTTAGATGCCATCGCATCTAAGTTAGATTTTAGACCTCCCAGTCCTAAAGACTTAATCGCTGTCTCCTCACCCTCCTGAATCAGGGGAACAAAATCTCTCGCAAACATGTATGCATCAATACCCATGGAAATTGGTGGACCAGCGGCAAAACCAAACAATCCTGAGATATCAAAACCAGCAGAAAGTAACTCTAATAATGCACCAAAGGTATCACCACCTGCAAGTCTATCATATGCAAATAGTAAATTAAATAATCCACCAACAATAGGGAGTGCCTTTGATCCTACTTTTTTAAGGATACCTGCGGTATCACCGATACCACTAATACCTTTTTTCTTTAAGACTTGTAAGACATTATCAAACCCAGGTATCTTTTTCAATATTCCAGTAACTTTGTCACCAATCTTTTTTGCCTTATCAATAACTGGATCAAGAAAAGGTTTAAGTGGTTCAACAATTTTTTGAACAATAGCATTCTGTGCAGACTTTGCCATGTTTCCAATGGCACCTTTCACACTTTCCATGGCAGATCCAAACTTTCCTTTAAGGGTATTACCAAGACCAGCAACTCTATCAAA